CTAGGATATATCTAGTTGCAGCAAATTGCCCTGATGGTTTTTTGCCCTGCTGTCTTGAGTATTGACTTAATGATTCCATTATTCAACCTCCTATAATTTTAGAATAACAGAATACTTAGACAAATTTTAAGGTTTAGGATTATCAGATTTTACTTTTGCAATATGGTCATTCCAAGTAGTCGTGCCATTAACACTATCCCAATATTGCATATCTAATTGATCAGGGATAGAAGCATAAGCCACTTTTCTAGCTTGAATATAACCGAACTCTTGTTCTTGCCATTTAGAATTAGCAAGATCAGTTATTGCTTGTGAATAATCATCATCAGTAAATTCAAGTCTTTCATTATTTACTTGCTTGTGTAAAGGTTTAGCAGCTTCTATTTCTGCTGTAGCTTCTACTGTTAGTTCCTCTATTGTTGCCATAATTTCCTTTCTATAATATCATACTTTTACTTTTTCAAACCATATAAGGTAAAAGTCCCTTTATCTATATTTGTTCCACTATCTGCAAATCTGCCAAAGGAAATACCATCAGTAACTTGTGCAACTCTTAATAAACAACCACCCTGCCTAGCTCTTAAGTTTCCTGCACTACTTCTTGCTACTCCCTCTAATGTATTAAATGAAAATTCACTTGAATTATTAAAATTAAACAAATACAAAACATAATTACCTGTTTCACCAGTTGCAGTTCCTAAATTGTCCAAAGCCCCTGAATTTCCATTTGTAAAACCGTTAAAATCAAAAGAACTATCTGCTCTTAGTTCACATAATGACTGATCATAATTTGATGAACTATCAGCAGTTCCACTTACTGTATATCTGTACTCCATAAATTTATTATCTGTATCTACTTCTATATCTGACACAACTACCTTATACACATCAAAAGTGCTATCAATACCTGTTAATGTTACAGAACTAACTCCTGTACTAACTGTAGTTTCTGCTATTTTTATTAAGCTACCTGCCATTATTTTACTCCATAAACTGATATTTTTGCTGATGTTGTGTTTCCATCTGCATTAATAAATCTTATTCCTGTAATTGATGAGGTGTCTTTAAGTACGCCAATATATTTATAATTTCTAAATTGAGTTCCTGACATACTAGACATTTGCATTATTACAAAAGTAAAAGCACTTGATGAAAAGGGATTAAAAACATACAAAACAACTCCAACACTTTCTGTATTTGGAATAATACCTCCTGCTTCTTGAAGTTTATCTTGTGAAGTTCCTCTTAGTTCATTAAAAGAACTATCAGCTCTTAATCTTTGGTAAGCAAAATCATAATCTGAACTTGATATTACACTACCACTTGAATTTATAAACCTGACATTGTTGCTACTGCCATCAAAACTTGAAGTAGCATCTGAAAATGTTATTTTATATACATCAAATTTATTGTTAAAACAATCTGTAACATCAACATTTGCAGTTGCAGATGATACTTCAACAAATTTTGTAAGTTCTAAACTTCCTGCCATTAATTTCCCTTTATTCCATATAAACTAGCAGTAGCAGAAAAATTGCTTGATACATCATAAGTACCAATTTGTATTCCGTCAACGGTACTAGCTTGTGGTAAAACACCACCACCATAAGCACCAATTTTACTTCCGTCTGTAAAAATACCCATTGTCATACCACTCGAAGAACTAAATTGGCTACTATCCCCTAAATTATAAAAATAATGATAGGCATTACCACTTTCAGCAGTATCATTTCCAATATTTTCTATAAATCTAACTCTGCTAATCCCTGTGTTTTTGAAAGTATCAAAAGTTGAAACTCCAAAATATTCTTGATAAGCAACTTTATAGACACTTGCAGTTTCTAGCACCCCACTTTCATATAATCTATAACTTAAAATAACATTATCTGTTGCAGGTTGAAAATCATTTATAGTTAACAAATGCACATTGTATATGGTTTCTTTGATGTTTGTAAAATTAATTGCTGATACACCTGAAACAGTTTGTGTTTGTATTAACTGTAATTTACCTAAATCAACTCCACCTAGCCCAAATCTTGCTGCACCTAATGGCATATTGAACTCCTAACTAAAATCTAATAATGAATTTAAAAGTGGTGTACCTGCGTCCACAAATAAAAATGTTAATAAATCAATACTTGAAGCAGCAGTTGATAAAGTTAAACCTGATCCACCCGGTGTTTTTGCAGTAGCGTGTGAACCACCATTTACTGTAACTTGGTTTATTGCCATAGTTCTACTACCAGTTCCGTCTTGTGTAACTTGTAATGTAAATGTTGAAATACCGTTTGTAGGTACATTTGTAAAATCTATATCTGTAACGTTATGACCTAATGTTATAGTACCAGTATTACCATTTGCTAAATCTATTGCTAATGTTGTTGCAGAAGTAATTGCTACATCTGTTTCTGCATAATCTTTTAGTATGATCGCACTTGCTGTTTGGTCTGCAAAAGCTACTGCACTATCAATAGCTAAATTAAGTGTTACTGCACCAGCAGTACCACCACCACTAAGGTTTGTACCAGCTGTAACCCCAGTAATATCACCCTCACCAATAAAATTAGTCCAAGATGATCCATTGTAAAACTGTAAAACGTTACTGTCTGCTAAATAGCAAAATTGTCCTTCTATGGGTGAAGTTATTTGTGCGTCCCTTGCTGTGCTATCGGCAAATATACCAATACTTTGTTCCATTAAATAATCGTTTACGTCTGCTGCTGTTAAGACTTCACCAACAGCAAAAACTTTAAATCCGTTTGCCATACTTTTAGTTTATCCTTTCATTGTTTATGTTTTGTTTATGTGTCATTAATAACCTAACTTGTCTGTATCTAATATACCAAACAATGCGTTATCTAATCGCATAAATGCCTGTACGTCTGCATTAGATAGCTTGTATGCACAACTAAATATGTCTGGTGTAATGTTGTAACTAATACTGTCTATTATCTCATTTGATGTTATTTGTGTTGGACTACCACTCCCCGGGGGTGTTAATTCTACTTTGACCACATCACCTACTTCACGATCCAATATATTGTTTTGATTTGTTGTTGTAGCTTCTGTTAAATCAACAACTAGGTTATCAAATCTAATTAATGCGTCTTTAAATTTACCAAGTAAAAAATTTGCAGCGTCTAACACTTCAGTATCACTATTGTTAAATAATCCACTTCTACTTAATGTTCTAATTAAATATTTTCCTTGTGATCCAACATCTTGTACTGTTTGCGTTGTTCCACCATTTCTTTGTAAAGAAACTACGTTAAATATCTCATTATCATCATTTATATAATCTACACGTAGGTAAGGTATGTCGCTACCGTCATCACTAAATGTAGCGTCAGGTGTGCTTGGAAACGTTGTATGACGTGATTTAAAGGTTAATTTACCGTCTTTAGACATAAACAGTAATCCATTTTCACTACGTTCAATGTTTTGTAGAACAGATAATGTATTTTCTGTTAATGAACTTAAAGATTGCATTGTGGATATTCCAGTTTCAATATTTCTATCTGCACCAAACTTAACGTTTGCATTGTCTAATACATTACTTACTAATGTTCCACTATCTGTACTACTAAATGAAGCATTGATCAAACTTGTATTTGCTAATTTCATAAATGCGTCTGCTGCTACAAAAGTTGCAAATGAGTTGTTTTTATCTGGATAACTAAGGTTTATATCTGTAACAAAACCAACAAATAAATCTTTGTATGTACTACCACCGTCTGTTGTTGCGTCAATGTGTAAAGCTATTAATGGTTCAATACCCGGTGAAAATGGACTTGATGTATTAGTGTTTTCGTATTTACGTGTATTATTTAACAGTCTTACTGAACAACTACCTGTCGTAAATGTGTCTAAATCTCTTGATCTACCACGATTTATACTTACACTTTGTACATCAGTTGTAACATCTGTTAGTGGTGTTGCACCACCTAGTTCTGCACTATCTAAAACACCACGAACTAAGTCATCTAATGTAAATGTATTTTGTGTAAAACCTATGCGAACACGTACTGTTGGTGCTGCCATTATAAATTTATTACCCTGCCTAAACTTCCATTATTTTTAACATAAGTATTTATTGCGTTAACAACTTCATCTGGATTAGCTACTTGATTGTTAAAATTTACTGTAACATTAGGTTCACCAAATGTACCTAAACCACCCATACCTGCAACCCTTTCTGCACCTCTTGTTGGATCACCAGCTACTTGACTTGCTACTTTTTGTACTTCTTTTACAGTTTTTTCTACTGGTGTTTCTTTACTTGGTAATGTAGTTGTTGGATCAACAATTTTATTTACACTATCAACAGCTTCACCAGCTAATTTTGCAATTTTATCAAGTGCCATTTCATACTTACCGTCTGCTAATTTTTCTAGTGCTTCGTTGTATTTTTCTTGTGCTTCAGCAAGTTGCAACATTACATCAACATTATTAGTAGATACTTCATTTAATTTATCTTGTGCTTCTGTAACTTTTTCTGCTGCTTTTACTTCTCTTTCACGTAATTCTTCTTTACGTTCTAACAAATCATTTATACGTTTTGCAACATCTTCTGCTTCTCTTTGTGCGTCTGCTAAATCACGTTCAGCTTCTTCAACATTTCTATCTGTACCTATTGCTTCTTGTCTTAATTGATTTAACTGTTCTTGTGCAAGTCGTAATTCAATAGTTTTTATTTCACTACCGTCTTGCTCGTCTGTTAGTCGTTGTACTGCTTCGGCTTGTCTAAGTATTGCTAAACGTTCTTCATCTGTAACTTCCTTAGCTTTTTCTTTTGCTTTCTCTAATGCTTCTTCTTTGTCCTTTACATCTTGATTTGCAGTTGCTAAATCATCATTAGCCATAGCAATATTTTCATCAATATCTAATAATGATTTGTTTATATCTACTAAATCTTCTTTTGCTTGTTGTAATGCTTTAGTTGCAGATTTTTCTCTATCCAAAATTGCTGTAATTCTATCCCTCGCACTAAACAATGAACTTAAATTAGGTAATAAATCTTTTTGTATTGCTTCAGCTTCTTCTGCTGCAACACGTACTGCTTCCCTACGTTCCGGGATTAAGCCCATAAGCATATCTTGTTCTTTTTGTATTGCGTTTGTGCCGTCAACTATTGCCGGGTTTAAATTATCCCTATAAATTTTTGCGTAATGTTCTGCCATAGCAGCACTTCTTTGTTGTTGTATATTTTTAAGTCTTTCTTGTTCAAAAAAATCACTTGTTGCTTTTTCACCAAGTTGATAAGAACTTGTTACACCGTCTAAACTTACAGCGTAACGATCTAATAAAACTTCACCACCACTTATTTCATCATTGACACCACTTACACCCTCTGCAACAAATTCAGCAGCACCAACAACTACGTTTAGAAGTGCTGCTAATGCTTGGAAACCTTTTTCTAACAATGGCAAAAATACTGGTCCTAAAACTGCAAATAAATCTACAACCCTTTGTATTATTGGTGCTAGTTCTTTCATTATTGGTGCAAAACCCTCTGCTAAATCAGAAACTAATGTACTTATAACTGGCATCAAATCTGCTGCAACTGGTAATAATTCATCACCTAGATTTGCTTTAACTTCTTTTATTTCTGCTGAAACTTTACGACTTATGTTTGCAAAACTATCCTGCGTTCTGTTTAAATCACCCTGCTGTACAGTTGTTTTCTTTAATAATAATTCATAAGTGGCCAATGCTTTCTCTTGCTTGGTCAATTCGCTTTTGCTACTTTTTCCCGTCATTTCAAACGCTTTTGTTTGCACTTCTGCTTCATTAATAGCTATACCATAAGTTTTTAACGCTTCCCTTTCACCAAGTAACGCACTTTCAAACGCTTTTAATACTGGTGCTGCACCACCTTGAACGTTGCTAAATGAAGCAACATCACCAGCTAAAGTAGCTAAATTCATTGATAGATCAGCTGAAGCGTCTGCCGTAAAATCAATACCTTGTAAAACTGCACCAGAAGTAGCTAGTAATTGTTGTAATTCAAAATCTGCTAGACCAGCTTTATTTGCAAAATCCTCTACAAATTTACCTGTACGTTGTGCAGCTACACCAAATGTTTCATCAAAAGCTGCTGCGGCTTCGTTAGCGTCTGAAGCAGTTTGTATTGCTTGAACACCGGCTGCTACAGCAGCAGCACCAACAACTGCAAATCCAGTAGCAGCAGCAGAACCAACTCTGCCTAGACCACGACTAAATTTACCTAATGCTGTATCTGATTTGTTTATTGCCCTTAATAAGCTATCTGGATCACCTATAAACGCATACCGTAATCTTTTTTCTGCCATTATGCTACTTTCTTAATTACTCCTGTTTTTCCACTTGTTGACAGTCTTATAGGTATATCAACTACTTTGTTCATCTCTGTTGTAATTTTTATCTGTTTAAAAACTCTTTCTAAGTATTCTTCTTGTATTTGTGGTAATGCGTTTCTAATTGTTTTACCAACTACATAACCACCGAAACCTGTTTGAAATGCTTTATCGCCTACAAATCGTCTGTATAAACGTCCTGCACCCGGTCTTGATCTAGGTAATTTACCTAAATTAGCTTGTGTGTAAAATCTAAAACGTTCACCTTTATTTGTGTTTTTAGGTACTGGTTGATAAATACGACCAAACTCTAGCGACAATACTGCATTATTTTTATGACCTTGTAACTCTATACTTGCTTGGTTTTGTCTTGCACGACCTTTTATACCTTTTACGCCACGATCTCTACGGTGTACTGGTCTGCCTTTTACTGTTTGTTGTTTACCAAGTTTTATAGCGTCATTTGAAACTTCTTCTGCTATATCTTTATTAACTCTACGTATTGTTTTGTTAATTTCTTTATCTAGCTTTTTAAAATCACGTAATAATTTATTTAATCCTTGAACACCAACTGCACCTGTTATGGTTAAGGTTCTACCCCTACCCATTTGTTCAATTTTGGCCATATTTTCTTGTCAATACATTAGCAATAGCAGTTATTATTTCTATATCTGTATTTAGTAAATCGTTGGGACTTAGACCTGTATTTGCACTAATCGTTGCAATAAGTTCTATTACTTCGCTTTTGGGGTATCACTTTGAAATTCCTTTATGGTATCAACTTTTTGTAAAAAGTCATCAAAAGTGTTTGTTTCCCCTTTGCGTTTAGCACCTAGCCAAGCCAAATATGCAGCGTGTTCATAACGTGCTTCCTTTGGATCGGCTAGTACGCCAAAACCAACGTTAAACTGTCGTTCAAAACCAACTAAATCAATTGGTCTAATATCAGCTTCAATTTCTTTACCGTCTTGATATTTAATTATGTAACCTGAGTTCATAATATTATTTTAACCTTTCAGATTTATAAATGGTGTATTTACTAAGAAGTTGCCCTAGTAATTGTTCCACTTGTTGGAAATGATACAGACATAGTTGCAAGTTCACCCACACCGTTTGCTAATGGGCTATGTGAATTTACTAACACATTACCAGAAAAACTTGGGTTGGTTGCACTTACTGATCCACTTGTTGGTTTTACAACAAAAGCTGTTGTTGTTCCTAACAATGGAAATAATGTTGCGTCCACTTCACTACTTGCGAAATCTTGTTGAAACTCTATTGATAGTGTTCCGTCTTTTAGTCCTCCAGTTCTGGATTGAAATGTATCACCCATAGCTGTTGTAACGATTTCATCAGCAGTAATTTCTAATGTAACACTTGAAACGTGGTCGCTTAAATCAACACTATTTAAAACAACACTAGCGTCTGTTAAAACAAATTTTGCCAATGTAAACTCCTTTCAAACTTAATTTTATAGTTAAGTAAAGAAGTTAAGTTGTGTGTGTTATTCTATGCCGATTGTTGCGTGGATAGAAAAACTTGGATTAGTTCCAGATATTGTGTAATTTAATCGCCAATACTGATCTGTAATAGCACCTGCAACACTTTGGAAATCTGCACCTATTGCAGTAATACCTGTAAATGTAATTCTATCTGTTGGACTTGTAAAACCAGAATTGTCATCACTTTGTAATTTAAAAGTTATTGTTGGTGTAGATGTACCACTTACACCGTAACAATGTATTGCTGCATAACATTTTTCTGTTGCACCTACTGCACCTAATTGTACACCCGGTGAATTACCACTTGCAGTTAAATCACTATCAATTTGTATATTGCCTTGCACAACTACATCACTTGATTGAGATTTTGAAATACTAAATGGTGCTATCTCACCAACTGCACCAAAAATATTATAAGAAAATAATCTTGATTTCATAAAGTATGCAGTATTGCCTACACCTGCGTCAGGTACTGTTGTTACAATCAATTCGTTGCCTATTGAAGCACCAAGTAATGCGTCTGGCTTATTTGCTCCAGCTTCATAGAAACCGTCCATTGATAAGCTAGTATCCTTAATACCCCCTAATTTTGACCTAAATCCACCACTATTAATTGTTGTAGCGTCTAGTTCATCAGCTGTTATTTCTAAATTTACACTTGTTATATGGCTTGATAAATCAAACCCACCTGTAAATGCTTTACCGTCATTAAAAACAAACTTAGCCATTATCTATTTCCCACGCTTCATTGATGTCTGGTGTGCTTTTATCATCTTTTACAAATGTGCCGTCTTTCTTTCTAGCACGTTTTTTCTTAATTGTAGTCGGTTCAATATGACCACCTTTTATTAATGACTTAGCAACATTTTCATCTTCAACAGTAATAATGTCGCCTTTTACTTTATCCATAACTTTTTTATTACCAATAATTTTATATTTAGCCATTTGATCCACCTTTACAGCTTTCTGGACAAGACATACAACAATTCATTAATTTGTTCCTTTCGTATACACTTGGACTTCTATATTTGCACCAATAGCGTCTATGCCATTAACACTTACGTCTGCACTTATGTTAGATACTGATACTGTTCTAGCGTCTGTATCTGTAAGTCCTAAAGTCCTATTATTAAATATAGTTTGTCTAACGCTATTAGAACCTTGCCCTGTTATAAAACCGTGTAGCTTATCTTGTGCTGTTCTGCTGTCTGCACGTTGTACTGCAATTAAAACATCAAATGTATATAGATCAGTACCCCTTTGCATAGCTAAATCAAACTGTATATCTGTTGGCACAATAAATGCTGCCGGGAAGTTTAAACCCATATCTGGTACATTATCGTAACAACGCAGTCCAGAAATATTACTTAATACTGTTTTCATACCGTCTGTAATTTCTGCAAGTGAAGCCATTAAACAACACCTAGAACTGTGCCTTTGCGAAATGGTGCGATTAATCGTGTAATTTCTCTATTTTGTTGAATATTTACAACACCAAAATCACCAACACCAGCAACACCAAGTGGTGCGTTTCGCATAGCAAACAATTCACTAGCTAACATTAAAGTAGCTTGTCGTATTTGTTCTGGTGTAGTAGCATAACCCCATTTTGCAGTAATTTCTGCACGTGGTCTATTGCTTGAAAAATCTAGTGGCCACTCGTGGTTACCGTCTGAAATAAGTTCTACAATATAAAATGGATTACCTTGTATGCCACCTACAACACCATTGATTGGCAATACTTGAAAATCACTAGATGATACAGTTGTTTCGTATGTGCCGTCATCATCATCATCATATTTGACTACTAACCCGGTAGTCGTTGAAATATCATCTACACGTAGTCTATATAAATCATTAGTAAAAAATTTACGTGCTGAAGTAGAACCGTCTGCGTAAAACTGTCTGCCACAAAATGCGTCAATCTGACGACTAGCTGCGTTTATTGCGTCATCAAGTAAATCGTCATCTTGACTATCACTTGTCGGAATACCAACAAACGCTTTTAGCTGATTTTGTGTAATGTAGCCATTGGAAATTGCCATAAGATATTATCTACCTTTCTTTCGGCTTTTACCTTTGCCACCTTTCATTTTTTTCTTACCGTAATGTTTTGGCATTACTTCTTCTTTTCTACTTTTTTTTCAGCTTTAGGTTTTGCAGTTTTTGTTTCAACTGATCCACCAGCTTTTTTAATTGCGTCTTTAACTTCTTTAGCACGTTTTGCCTTTCCATAAAGTTCATAACTTTTTAGTTCTTCTTTAAGTGCTTGTATTAAATCTTTATCTTTTGCCATAATTCTTTCCTAAATGGTTTGGTGTGTTAGTTGCCCAACACACCTAAACCATAATTAATTAAAAGGACGGTGTAATTAAACCAGTTCCTTGTATTTTTGTAATTCCTGTTGGATATCTTCCAGAAGCAAAAGCAACATATCCATAAACAACCATTTTAGTTGTTAATGATCCTGCGTTTGTTTCTTCAAACTTCAACTGGAATAAGTTATC